AGGACCTACAAGGACGAGGAGCGCAAGAATCAGTCGTCGGGCGAGGAGGAGCGCTTTGTACGCCCTGACCCGACCATGACGAAGCAGATGAAGAATGCGAACTACGACAAGCTGGATGAGAGCGGCTTTGTGCCAGAGAATACCTTTGTGAACATGGACGACATTCTGATTGGCAAGTATGTGCCTCTGCGCGTGCCCACCGGTATGGTGATTCCCGCGGGGGCCAAGCGGTTCCGTGACGTGTCTAGGACGATGCGTAATAATGAGACGGGATGGGTAGACAAGATCTTCAAGAACAGGAATGGGGAGGGGTACTCGTTTGCAAAGGTCCGTGTCCGCCAGGACCGCATTCCCGAGATTGGCGATAAGTTCTGCCTCACAGCAGATCATGATGTCTTGACGGAGACGCGTGGATGGGTTCCTATTGCCGATGTCACGATGAATGATCGTGTTGCGCAACTGAACCGGGAGGCGGGGTCTATGGAGTATGTTCAGCCGCTAGAGACGCTGATCTTTGACCACGAGGGAGAGATGTACGAGGTGGAGACACAGGGTGTTAGCCTTAAGACTACGATGAACCATCGCATGTGGGTGCAGAGGCGCGATAGGACGGAGTTTGAGTTGATTGAGGCCAAGGATATGATTGGGAAGCGCGTGCGCTTTCAGTGTGACGGGCCGGTGGCGAGGCCTGATACTCCACTAGAGATTGGCGACCACTACTTTACTGGCCCTACTGCGGATGCGTGGCTGTCAATCTTCGGTATTTGGGTTGCGGAGGGCTGGACCTACATCAAGGAAAAGGACTATATTGCGCGCATCGAGTTTGCCGCAAACAAGCCTCGGGTGGAGGCTGCGCTAAAGGCGGCATGTGCTACGCTGGGATGGGGCTATTCTATGAATGAGAAGACCTTCAAGTTCTTCATTAACGTCAAGGATATTGCGCTCTATCTGAGAGAACTGAGTGTGGGGGCCGTGAATAAGCGCCTACCCGGGTGGGCCCTCCAGCTGAGTGCGAGCCAAAGCCGACACCTATTGGAGTCACTCTGCCTGGGAGATGGCCATGAAACAACTAGCTCTCTTCACTATTACACATCCTCTCGTGGCCTGGTCGATGATATTCAGATTCTGTGCCAGCACGCAGGATTCACGTCGTATGCATCAGTTCGGTATCCTGCGGGGAATGAGGCCCAGTTGCAGGATGGACGAATTATTACATCCACGATGGATGCCTGGGATATTGGTATTCGGCGAACTCGCCTGCGTCCTACCCTGAATCATGGACATGCTATCACTCAGAGTGGACAGATAGAGCAGGTGACTCCCTTTAGCGGCAAGGTCTACTGCCTCCGCGTCCCTAGCGAGGTGTTTATGGTGCGACGGAATGGTGTGTGCGTATGGACAGGTAACTCCTCCAGGCACGGTCAGAAGGGTACCTGCGGGATGATTCTGGACCCAGAGGACATGCCTACCACAAAGGATGGTATGGTCCCTGACATCATTATCAATCCACATGCGATTCCGTCGCGCATGACGATTGCGCAGCTGCTAGAGACGCTGCTGGGGAAGGTGGGGCGTGAGATTGGCGCGCTGGGCGATGGCTCGCCCTTTAATACAGTGACGCTGGAGGGGCTTACCAAGATTATGCGCGATGAGCTGGGCTTGGAGCCAGCGGGCAATGAGCTTCTGTACAATGGATTCACGGGGCGTCAGATGGAGACGAGCATCTTTATGGGCCCGTGCTTCTATCAGAGGCTGCGCCACTGCTCGGTGGATAAGATGCACTCGAGGTCTTCTGGTCCACTGGTGATGCTGACTCGGCAGCCAGCGGAGGGCAGGGCCCGTGAGGGTGGCTTGCGCTTTGGCGAGATGGAGCGCGACTGCGTCGTCGCACACGGCATGTCTGAGTTTACCAAGGAGCGATTTATGGAGTGCTCGGACCTCTTCCGCTGCTGGAGTTGTGAGGACTGCGGCCTCATTGCGATTGTGAATCCAAAGGAGGGCATTTGGAACTGTAAGGGCTGCGGAAACTCGACAAAGTTCTCGGCGATTGAGATTCCCTATGCGTACAAGCTGCTGCTCCAGGAGCTAGAAACAATGTGTATCTCATCCCGAATCATCACGCATCAGAAGTTGCTCAGGGGCCTAGTCCAACCTAAGAAGTCTGAGATCAAGTAAGGAGGAGTGCTTAAAAAAATTATGCATGTTCTAATAATGAGGCGTCCGCCATCCTATTCGGATTCCTTTATTTTTATATCGCCTCGACATAAAGTAAACTATGAAGAAACCCTACTGGAACCAGAGGCGCCTACTACAGAGCCCTGGTCTCAATCGATTCTGTTCTTCATCTTTAAAGGGTCATTTCATATTTTGTGTATCTCCGTATTTGAAACGACCTTTTATTTCTTATACGTGAATCGCTCAGAGGATGCAGGTATTTTTGGTACGATTAATACATATTATCAGCCTCTTGTTGAAGGCTGTGCGACGCGGTGGGCAAACGGGACCAAGTGGCTCGTCCATGAACTCTTCACCTATGCGGTCAATAAAACCACTGTTGATGCGGAAGGGGTTGCCGCATACACCGCACGAAGCGCATATAATACTCGACTCGTTCTCCAATCATCTCTATATTCGGTTGCCTGTTTAGTCCTATGCATAGGAATCGCCGCTATCAGTATAGTGAACCAATGGAAGGTGAAGTGGACTCCCATCTTTGTTGAGCATGTGCTCTTTATCAGTGTACTCGCCGCCTATGAGTTCTTCTTTTACACCACCATCATCTACAACTATAGTACGCTGAGCACGGCGGAACTAAATAAATATATTCTTGACGGTCTTGCGTCATGTGCGATGCGCCCACAATAAAATTGTGCGGTCGGTTGAGGAAACTATGCGGTACAACGTACCGTATCTTTCCCCCAATGCCCTATAGTATGCGAGTCCAGAAGCGTAATGGTGAGTTCGAGGATGTGTCCTTTGATAAGGTACTTCAGAGGATTCGCAAGGCGTCCCGTGGGCGCACAGTCAACCCGGATATTCTCGCGCAACAGGTGCTGGCGCGTATTATTGATGGCATCAAGACTTCGGAGCTCGATATTCTAGCCGCACAGATGGCAGCATCCCTGTCTACGACACACCCCGACTGGGGCTATCTTGCTGCGCAGATTGCTGTCAGTAATCATCAGAAGAATACGCCCGCCGCCTTTAGTGAGGTCGTGCGCATCTTGTCGAATCAGACAGCCCCGAAGACGGGGAAGGCGATGACCTATCTGTCCCAGGAGATTGTCGATATCATGAGCAGTCCTCTGGGATCTCAGGTAGACGCCTACATCAAGGCCGAGCGGGACTACGAGTTCGACTATTTCGGCTTCAAGACGCTAGAAAAATCCTATCTGCTGCGGGATGCAAACAAGGTTGTCATTGAGCGGCCCCAGCACATGTGGATGCGCGTGTCGCTGGCTCTGTGGGGTACACATCTGGAGCGCGCCTTTGAGACGTATGACCTCCTTTCGCAGAAGGTACTCACACACGCCACCCCGACTCTCTTCAACGCGGGGACGCCTAGGCAGCAGCTGTCCTCCTGCTTCCTGCTCGCCATGAAGGAGGACAGCATCGCAGGTATCTATGATACGCTGAAGGATTGTGCCTTGATTAGCAAACATGCGGGGGGCATTGGTCTGAGCATCCATGATATTCGGGCGCGGGGCGCCCTGATTGAGGGGACGAACGGTACCAGTAATGGGCTGGTGCCGATGCTGAGAAACTTTAATGCGACGGCGCGCTATGTTGATCAAGGAGGTGGCAGACGCAATGGCTCCTTTGCGGTGTACTTGGAGCCCTGGCACGCGGATGTTGAGGATTTCCTGCGGCTGAAGCTGAATACGGGTTCGGAGGAGGACCGCGCCCGTGATCTCTTCTATGCGCTGTGGATTTCGGATCTCTTCATGCAGCGTGTGGAGGCGGATGGGAAGTGGTCACTCTTCTGTCCTTCGGAGGCTCCGGGCCTCGCCGATGTCTATGGCACGGAGTTTGAGACCCTCTATACGGGCTATGAGGCCAAGGGGCTCGCGCGCAAGGTGCTCGATGCGAGGACCCTGTGGTACCAGATTCTGGAGACGCAGATGGAGACCGGCACCCCGTATCTTCTGTACAAGGATCCTGCGAACCAGAAGTCCAACCAGAAGAACCTGGGGACAATCCGGTCGTCCAATCTCTGTACGGAGATTATCGAGTATTCCGCGCCCGATGAGACGGCTGTCTGTAATCTGGCCTCCATTGCGCTACCAGCATTTGTGGGGCCTATTGCGGTTGGCTTCCCCTCCTTTAACTTTGAGGCGCTGAGAAAGGCTGTTGCGATTGCGATTCGCAATCTGAATCGTGTCATTGACATTAACTACTACCCTACTCCTGAGACGAAGAAGTCGAATATGCGCCATCGGCCCGTGGGACTGGGTGTCCAGGGCCTCGCCGATGTCTTTGCGATGCTTCAGCTACCGTGGGAGTCATCAGAGGCGGCCGAGCTGAACCAGCGTATCTTTGAGCATCTCTATTATGCCGCTGCGGAGATGTCCTGCGCCATTGCCGCGGAGGAGGGGTCATACGAGACCTTCGCAGGCTCCCCTGCATCTCAGGGGATTCTCCAGCCCGATATGTGGGGTGTGACTCCGCTGACTGAGAAGGATGGGAGCCTAGACTGGCAGGGTCTGCGGCACAAGGCCACTCTGGGTATGAGAAACTCTCTTCTGGTTGCGCCAATGCCTACAGCATCGACATCCCAGATTCTTGGGTACACGGAGTGTTTCGAGCCGTTTACCAGCAACATGTACACTCGCCGCGTTCTGGCTGGCGAGTTTACTGTAATCAATAAGTATCTGGTGAAGGAGCTGCTCGGCCTGGGGCTCTGGACTGAGGGGATGAAGCAGGCGATTGTTATGCGTAAGGGCTCCGTTCAGGGTATTCCTGGTATTCCCCAGGAGGTCCAGGCACGCTATAAGACAGCATGGGAGATTCCCCAGAAGACGCTGATTGATATGGCAGCATCGCGTGGAGCCTTCATCTGCCAATCGCAGAGTTTGAATCTCTTTATGGCCGACCCTACGATTAGTAAGCTGACGTCTATGCATTTCTATGCATGGAAGACAGGGCTCAAGACGGGATGCTATTATCTCAGGACAAAGGCACCGGTGGCCGCACAGCAGTTTACGGTGGACCCGCGTCTTCTGGCGGCCCTGGAGCATCAGAGTACAGTGACAACTACGGCTGTTCTACCGGATGAGGCGTATGATACCGATTCGGATGAGGAAGTCCCCCCTCCCCCTCCTGAGACGCGTCAGCAGAAGCTGGAGCGACTCTCCAAGGAGTATGAGGATGCAGTAAAAAAGGCAAAGGAGGATGCCGAGAAGGGTGAGGGCTGCCTCTTCTGCTCTTCTTAAATCTAATCTATGAATATACAATGAAACTCTTCATGAGCTTATATCTGGCTGCTCTGTTTGTTGCACTCACGCCCGGTGTTCTGGTGACTCTGCCGAAGGGGGGCAACAAGTATACGGTGGTGCTGGTCCACGCCGTCCTTTTTGTCGTGGTCTGGTACTTCACTAATAAGATGGTGTCCCGCATGATGAGGGAGGGGTTTCAGAATAACATGATGAATGAGACCGCTAACATGAATACTAATAATGGCATGACCAATAATGGCATGAATAATAATGGCATGAACAATAACGGCATGAATAATAACGGCATGAATAACACCATGACAGAAGGATATAAGGCGCGTGCGCCTGGGAGGAGATAAGAGACTTGACAAGATTACTCCGCAACCAGCTTCACCCCAGCGAGTCCATGAATAAAGACTAAGAACTCCTTAGGAAATCCCCAAAAACAACCCGGCTTTACCTCGGCACCCGAGGGAATGCGGCGGCTGCTTGTGTTCGCGCCATGACTAAAGGCGACAATAATCTGCTGCGGCGGAATCTCAAGAACTTCATGTTCGCGTCCAGCAAGGAATCCCTCCCCCTCCCCCACCTGAACATCTGTAGGAAAGGACTTGTGCTCCCACCAACTCTTGTAGAAGGTGAGGGTTGCCTCCGAGACACGCTGACCCAGCGGTAGGCCCAGAGGCGGCGTGTTCACCGCGCTAATCCCCTTTACCAGATCATAACACGCAATGGTCGTTGCTGTAACGCATTTTGGCTGCCACGGATGCTTTGTTAGCCAGGCCACACGTCGCCTGAAGCTCGTCTCGGGATAATGGTCATCGTCATCCATCATCAGGACAATCTGCGTGGTGGCCTTGCTTACGGCCATGTTCCGCTTCTCAGAGACAGGGAGCTTTTTCTTCAGAGGCACATAGACAACCCGGACCGGTGCAGCAGACTCGGCAACAGCCACCACACGGTCCGATGCATCCTCCATAGGATTGTCCGAGTCCTCAATAATAATCCACTCAAGTTTATCCTTCGGATAATCTGTCATCATAATGTTATGACAGGCGAGCTCGAAAAACTTCCGCCGATTATAGAGCATCGTGACAATAGAAATAGGAGGACAGTCTTCAGGCAAGAGAATGGGTGGTAGGGCGCCCATGGGACTCGCACCACGCGCAGAAGACTCTTGAATCACCTCAGCAAATCTCGCAAGAAATCTCTCATAGCGCTCAGCTGCTGCAGCCATCCGCGAGGCCGCAATAACATCCAGATCCGCCGCTTCAAAGGCCGCAATAGCCGCAGCCAGGGACTCTTCCTCATCAGAAAGAATCTGTACGCCCGAACAGCCCGTATAGTCAGAAACGAAGCAGTTCAGCCGATTCAGAATCGTATAGGCGCCCGACCACTCGGCCTCGGCCGCCACGTAGGAAAAGCCCTCCGCAACAGAACAGCCAATGTGACCTCGGAAAAATGCGCCCAGCCCCGCCTTCATGTTCGGGTCAAGGTCCTTCGTCTCAAACCGCACATTCGAGGGCACTGTTAGACCAGAAAGATCCACCGGCTCCACAGAATAAATCCGTAGGGGTGGATACTGCTCCCTCCACATGGCCAGCATCTTTGGAACATAGGCCCGCTTGGACGCCGACCCCGCAAGAAACCAGACAAATCCCGTATCCGCCGTTCCCTTGGGTACTGCGCCAGTGGATGTCCTACGCGGGGGCTCGGGCTTCGCGCAACCCCATGGCACCACACGCACTTGCTCCTGAGTCACATAGCCTGCAGCTACAGCCTCGGCTGCAGAGAGAGGATCCTTGTAGACTACGGTGCTAAAGCGTCCCATATAAGGAACCCATGCCTCCTGAAACCACTCAGGATTCACGACCAAAATATTGGTGGCGGCCCACGGCATCCACGTATAGATGGGAATCTCGACATGAACAAGAATATCAGAACTGTACGGAACCTCGAGCGGATCCGCATACCGCTGCTTACAGCTTGAGCGCATGTGCTTAGTCAAGGCCGCCGCCATGCCTTCAATGTCCTTAGAAATGCCATACGGGTTCGATTTATTGAACAAAAACGTGAGGGATGTCATCTAAGAGTTTATTCCTGAAGAATGTTTAGGCAGGGAGCGGCATGATACGTTCCACAGAGTTTCTTAGCTGGAAAGATCCCTCGCACTGGATGGAGACAATGAAGGGGCCGCGCTGGAATGCACGCGTGAAGCAAGAAAATGCCGCCTTTGAGCAAGAGGTGTCCGATGCTCGAGGCTCCGTCTCCGCTACAGCAAAAAAGTTTAGACAGTTTCAAGAAGAACATGATAGAGAGTGTACATTTGTCATCGAGCAAGGAATAATAAAGCTACAGATTACACTCGAATCAGGAAATACATATCGCATGTCCTATGCCCACGATACAAAACATGAAATCACTATTGGAGATGTTGATACCAGCCGAGATGGATACATCGTCTATACCCATGATATCAGCAAGGGAGGCGGGGAATATGAGGTGGTCGCGCTAAAGCAAACTCGACCCATCTGGCGATTCAGTGGGCGCTCCCACGGGGTTGCTTCTGATGTTGCCATTCTGGGAAAGCGAGTCTATCTTCTAGAGGCGCATGGGCCGCTTCAGTATAAGTGGTTAGTAAGTCTGGATCTCGCAACAGGAAGGGGGAAGCGTGTTCATTATGATGAGAAGCGCGAATCTGTCGCATTATCCCTCATACGTGGTGAACATGGCTGCCTCTTTCTCCTGTGTGAAAATGCTGGCCTACAGAATCTCTTTCATGTGAAGGCGACTGGTCATCTCGAACAGCTCTCATCGAAGGGGACATCCTTCGTGCCGGTTGGGTTTGCACGCGGCTCCACGGAACCCTGCTATTTTGTCAAGAGTCGCCCCGAGGCTAGCTGGGAAGCCCGCGGAAACGCCCTAAGGGAGCTGAAGTGTTCGGCAAACTGTCTGCGCTCTAGCATTGAGTATTGTATCTTGAGCTGCGGTCTCATTATCTATCGGGCGCAGGGGGAGCGCTTTATGGATGCGTGTACTCGCCGGTCGACCAAGCAGGTAGCAAAGATTCTTGGAGAAATCCATCTTCATGACTGGCCTGTATGGTATGGTCAAGTAGGCTATACCAAACCGGCTGAGTTCACCTTTATTATACCAGGTAAGACTCCTGTAAAGGCCCACTATACTGTGGGTGAAGGGCTCCGCTTAGAGAAGCCAAAGAGTGTCTATGGTGGCGAGGTGCTTTCTGGACTCGCAACATCCAAGGATGGGGAGAAGGTGCGCTGGGTTGCTACATGGAAGGCGAATACTATGCCAAAGGCGCTGCTTATGATTGGCTATGGCGCGTATGGAATCACCACGCCCTTTGAAACAACGCGCTGGCGACCCTATATGGAGCGCGGCTTCGCAATCGCCTTTGCCTTGATTCGTGGCGGAGGAGATGATACGGAGGTATGGGCACAAAAGGGGCGACTTCATGGAAAACTTCAGGGGATTGAAGATTTTGAGGCATGTATTCGTGCTGTTCAGCGGATCACAGATATACAGCCTAAGGCCACCTGCATATTTGGGCGTTCAGCAGGAGGATTTCTGGTTGGTGCAGCGACTGTGCGAAATCCTACGGGTGAGCTCTTTAGCACAGTATATACGGAGGCACCCTATGTGGATGTCCTACAGACTGCGGCAAATGTGGATCTCCCCCTGACAAAGTTCGAATACAATGAATTTGGTGATCCTGCGCACAAGATTGCGGATTTTGAGTTTCTCCTTCATCTGTCTCCGGTGAGTGGGCTAGCACCTGAGGGTGCTCCTAGGATATATGTTGTCTGTCGCGTAGGGATAAATGACCGTCAAGTCTACGCGTATGAATCAATGAAATGGATGGATGCCTTGCGCGGAACAAGTGAGGGGGAGCCGAAACTTCTGCATATAACGGAGGGATACGGCCACGTTGTTCGTGGTGATGAAGTCTACACGCAGCGCGCAGAAGACTTTCTGATTCTCTGTAAAAAACTATTGGTATAAAGTAGATATGTCGAGTAGCTCTAAGAGTTTATTAAACTCTGTAAAAAGTCTCTTTGGCTTTGGCACTAAGACGGAGACTGCACCTCCGCCCCCGAATGTGCCTCCGCCTCCGCCCCCGAATGCGCCTCCGCCTCCTCCCACGAATGCGCCCCCTAATGCGCCTCCCCCTAATGCGCCTCCTCCTAACGCACCTCCTACTACAGGAGGATCCAGACGTAAGCGCCGCGGCGGCACAAAACGCTCCAAGCGCTCGAAGCGCGTTAGGTCTAGACGCAGCCGCAGCCGCAGATAAGCCAGCAGAGAGACTAAAATTACATGCTTTCACCCCATAGTATTCAATACTACGAGATGGAACGATTCCTTACTATACTGTCAAAGACAAAGGCGAAGATCTATGCGGTCGCAGCAGGCCGTAAGCCGGGTCTGTATGAGACCTGGGAGGAAGCCCGGGATCAGGTCGCATCCTTTCCGGGCGCGATGTTCAAGGGATTTCCTACGCTGGAGGAGGCTGAAGCGTATATGGCCGCAACTGTCGTTGAACCTATAGGAGAAACGATGGCTGCTGTGACTGTGGCTCTGAACGCAGAACAGAAGGCTGCGTTTGATGCGGTGATTTCAGGTGAGTCCATCTTTATCACAGGCCCCGGTGGTACGGGGAAATCCTTTCTCCTTCAAACCCTTTATACAAACTACAAGGGCTATTCTGGCGGTAAGAAACTATCCATTACGGCAATGACTGGGTGCGCAGCTCTTCTCCTTGGGCCCTGGGCCAAGACTCTCCATTCTTGGGCGGGGATTGGGCTTGGGCGCAGCCCGGTTGATGTGGTTGTTACTGCAATCCTGAGTGACAAGCACAAGAAGAAACGGTGGCTTCAGACGGACTGCCTAGTTATTGATGAAGTGTCAATGCTGACTCCCGTGCTTCTTGAGTATCTGGATGCTGTCGGCCGCCGCATACGCAAAAAGGACCTTCCCTTTGGAGGCATTCAGCTTGTCCTTGTCGGGGATTTCTATCAGCTTCCTCCTGTATCGCAGGACCGGGTAAGGACCTTTGCGTTTGAGTCCCCGCTATGGCGGGTAGTGATTCGTAAAACGATTCAACTGACCCAGATTCTCCGCCAGAAGGATCCTGCCTTCCAACAGATTCTGAATGAGGCGAGGACGGGTGATCTCACTCCAGAATCCTACGAGATCTTGGAGGGATGTAAGAATATGACCTGGAAGCGTCAGGAGATTAAGCCAACTCTTCTGTTTACCAAGAATCAGGATGTACATTCCATCAACTCCCATCAGCTAGAGAAGTTGGGTGGAGAGAGTCATATCTTCACAGCAAAGACGATTAAGCATCCTCCGCGCATGCAGGACTCTGTGCTTCAGATGATTGTGGAGAAGCTTGACCGCGATGCACCCTATGAGGTGGAACTCTGTATCAAGGAAAAATCCCAGGTAATGCTTCTTACCAATCAGGACCCTGCGGCAGGGCTTGTGAATGGTTCGCGTGGGGTTGTCACTGGATTCACTTCAGAAGGATATCCGCTAGTGAAGTTCTTACATGGCCCTGCCTTTCCTGTACGGATTCCACCGGCATCGTGGACATCCGATGCCGAGAATGAACGTGACGGAGTTACGCGAGAGCAGATTCCTCTCCGCCTCGCCTATGCACTGACGATTCATAAGGCGCAGGGCGCATCACTGGACTCCGCACTAATAGATGTCGGCCCGAGCACCTTTGAGTATGGCCAGGCCTATGTAGCGCTATCTCGTGTGCGAAGCCTTGAATCATTATTCATCTATGAGATTTCACCGCGTGCCTTTCGTGCTCATCCCCTGGTAAAGAAGTTTTACGAGGAACTCTAGCGGTAAGCGTCTCCCTTGCGCACACTTAAATTAGCACAACACGGTAGAAGGATGAAGAGTTTGCTCTTCCTCGCACTATTTTTAGTAATAGCAGCAATAGCCTGGAAAACTACTGTCAATAGGGATGGGTTTCAGGATAGTACACCGCCTGGGGCGAATCCTGGTCTAACACTGCCGATTATTTCTCCGAGAGGCCAGACTCTTACATCGGGAGAAGTAAAGCCATTTACTGAGTCTAGTACGGCACTTCTTGCGCCCCCTCCCGGTCAGACAGCTTCTATCAACTCTTTACCTGCGGAGGATCCAGCCCTCGAGAAGAGTAATACAAGACGCCTCTACAGTGTATATGAATCTCTCATAGGCTTTTTTAAGAATGAGGCGCCAGGTCTTCAGGAGAGTGGAGATTCTTCTATCACCTTGCCAATGAATACGGCAAAGTCTGATGTTATGCGATTACGGGATGAGATGGGTGCGATAGATAGAAATCCCGGCCTTGAGAGTTCTCTTACACAGGATGATGTGAATGACATTGAGGGCAATCTTGCATATCTCCAAAAGAAGTGGAGGCTTTCTGCAAATGCGATGGGTGCGCCGTCGCCGATGATGCCTGCGAGCGAGGGATTTCAGACCAAAGGTGGCTGGTTTAGCGATTTCTTTGGAGGGGAACAGGAGGGATTTCAGGCTGGTTCGGGTAGTGAGCTGGGTAGTGATCTACTGAGCCTTCCTCCAGGTAGCCTTCCTTCTCCAGGCAGCCCAGGCAGTCTTCCTTCTTCAGGCAGCCCAGGCAGCCTTCCTCGAGGCAGCCTTCCTTCTTCAGGCAGCCCAGGCAGCCCAGGCAGTCCTCCTCCTTCCAGCACCTGCTCAGGAAGCTCATGTAAGGCCGGCCTCTCCGACCTACAGAATCTTACCACAAACATTACAGCAGAGATTGTGCGCCTACAGTCATCGGGCGCACAGGATTCGACCACACAGAACCGCATGAAGCTCCTCTCAACCATTCTTCAAACGGTCACGGATATGACCACCGGCCTCATGAATGGAACAATCAAGCCAGGGGATATTACACTTACCATGGGACAGTTAGCCTCTTTCCTGAAGAACATTCGTAATCCCAATAGTCCTCTTACAAACATGCTGAGCGATTGGGGGCTTCCTTCCGGTCTATCCAATCTCTTTCCCACCTATGCGGTGGGAGATATCAGTGGCGCAGATATTGCGAAACAACTCTTTGGAAAATACATGAATGATGTTAATAATCTATCCTGGGATATTGGTATGAGCTACAAGGGGAAGGCTGAACAGGATATTGCGGCAAACTATGCATCTGCAATGAAGGATGCCCGCTACTTTGCCGATACGGCAGGGACGCCTACGGCATCAAATTCGAATTCTACTGCGCCAGCCGCCTATAGGGGACTCTTTGATAGTGTAATCACTTCCGTGACTGGACAGAGCCCAACAACCCTCAATGTCGCTATGGGTGCAACATCAGGCAGTGGTGCGGTGACTTCTGCGCACCAGGGCGGCCACTATCAGTTTGACTGGAAGGAGCGTTCAAAGCAGATCTGCGCGCAGATTAAGATGAGAAACATGGACCCCTACGAGTTTGGCTGCCTGAAGGACTCTGAGGCTGTACGACAGCAGAACTTCTCGTGGCGCGGATACACAAAGATGGTGTGTACTCGCCTCGCTACGGTATTTGATCCCAGTATTCCCGAACTGTGTGGATGCCCTCCGCCCGCGTGGATAGGCTGGAGGCCGTAAGCCTTTATTTTCCCATATCCCCGTAGAGTGGGTGTATGCGCCTGTCAAATCTAAAACCATTTATAGTTCCCTTTCTTCTTGGGTTCCTTCTTGCCTATATTATCCTTCGGGGGATGAAGGGGTCCAGTGAAGGATTTCAGGATTCCGACTGCGATAAATGCGGCCGCCCTTCTTCCTGCCCCCCTGTCCCAGAACTGTCGAAGTATGTCCTGAAGACCAGCATTCCTCCCTGCCCCACGGCCCCCGATATGAACAACTATATGCTAAAGAGCGAGTGTCCTCCTGTTCCAGACCTTTCCCAGTATGTCTTGAAATCCTCCGTGCCCAAGCAGCAGCCGATTATCATTGATACGAGCGAGGACAGAAAGGGGAAATGTGGCGACTGCCCTCCGTGCCCTCGTCCTCGCTGCCCAGAGGTTCGCTGCCCCCCTGCGACCGTCTGCCCGGCGCCACCGCCCTGCCCTCGTGCGGTATGCCCACAAACAACGGTCAAATGTAAATCGCAAGAAATTGATTCTACCCCGGTTCGTCCGTTTCTCGCACCCCTTGGAGTTACTGGATTTGGCCAAGGCTAGACCTGCGTATATCATTATCCTATCAGCTAGAACTTTTATTAAAGCTCTCGTCGATAGCAAAAACCCCAGTACTGAGTAAGAAATGGACACCAGATACTGGGGGCCATCAGGATGGCGCCTATTACATTTAATAAGTTTTTCACCGTCAGCTGATCCAAAGAATATTATTCCCTTCTTTTGGACTATACCCTACATTCTCCCCTGTAAGTACTGTCGCAAGAGCTTCTCTGAAAACATGGAGAAAGAACCCATTGATGCGGCGGCCTCTCCAGCAAAATGGCTGTGGAAAATGCACAATAAGGTGAATGCGAAACTCCGCACGCAGCATGTGGGGCATCAGACGGTGGATCCGAGCTTTCACGCCGTGGAGCAAATCTATAAGGAACGCCTCGAGTCTGGATGCAGCAGAACAACCTTTGAGGGCTGGGAGTTTCTCTTTTCCGTTGCGGAAGCCCACCCCTTAAGTCGTCAAATACGCTCAAGTATCCCGATTCAGGGTCATCCGCCCATTGAAACGATTGTGGATCCCTTGGAGCGGAACCGGTGGAATGTAATGGAACCCGAGGAGAGACTTATCTATTACACCCAGTTTTGGAAACTGCTTCCTTCTGTTCTCCCCTTCCCGGAATGGACCGCGCATTGGAACGCCGCGAGTTCCTTGAATAAGGCCATCTGTCGAAAGGAGTGCTTGAAACGTCTGTGGGAGATTCGGCGCCATATGGAAAAGAAGTTGGAACTGCTCAACAGTACTACCTATAACTCTCTCTGTAAAGAGCTACAGCACTATAAAAGCGATTGTAGTAAATCGGCGCGTGGAAAAACATGTAGAAAGAAACGCTCCACATCGTAGGGCATGGCTCAACATATCATAACCAAGGGCAATGTCTTTGATGTGTTTCAGGCTGGATTAAAGCGTGGTGTAGAAGTGTTACCCTATTCTCCCCGAAAAAAGTATTTCTATGTCGAGCATCCTGAAGAAGGATGGAGGGTCTACTTGCGCGCCGCATGCTTTGTCCATGAGCTTTATAAGCCATTTCGGCCGACCCGGTTTCTTATTGTGAAGCGGACGGATGGGGACCCCGAGAAGGCGAGTTGGGAGCCTCCGAAGGGACAGATGGAGGGAAGGGATGCGAAGGACAAGGCCAAGCCCGTGCTCCAGCTACTGAAGGAGAACATTCGCCGCGAAGTGGAAGAAGAAGCAAAGATAGCACATATTCGTGAGCTGTCGCACACTGGCCTCGTGCTACAAAGTGTTGAGCCGGATTTTCCGCCCAATACATATTTCCAGTATCATGTCTTCAGCGGCTACGCGCACCCTGTCCAGATTAATAATGCCTTTGCTGATTTTGCATGGATTGCGGAACACCCCGAAGAGTTCAAGGCCTTTCGCGCAGATCAGCGGGAAAAGGATGCCATTGACTGGTACAGTCCAGAGAAAAAGATGATGGGGCGCTGGTCACCGACCCTGGTCAAAATGTATTTGGATCATCTCAAGCTCTAGATTGATGCGAGTTTCTCTGCGATAATGGGCTTGCTCATCGTTTTCATAAGGCCCTCCTTTCCAGAGCCGCGATAGTCAAAGCTACAGTCATGCATTTCCGCATGACGGTGTTGACCGCAAAATTTCTTCTCACACTTACACGCAGGGCTGGTAAGCATGAGAGGAGTCTTACAGGTGGAAAAGGCGCAGCGTTCCTTGGGCATTCTACATCACATATGTCGCAGGGGGTCGAACAATTTTAAGCCATCGACTGAAGGGTGCCTGCTGTGTAGGCCGCCTCAATCTTCTTCAGGCACTTCTGTAGGGTGCCCTCGCTCACTCCGCACACAGAAGCGATTCGTTCCACCGTAATCATGTCGGCGTATTCCTTCTTTAGCCTATGATTCACCACGAAGGTGATGACCCCTGCTGCGAGAGAGGGGGGCATGTTTTCAGAACACACCTCCTTCTCCTCGATTTCATTCGCAAGAGCAATAGAGATCTCGCGAATCTGTTGAAAGGTGTCACGGCGAATGGGAAGCTTGCTGAGAGGATTCGAAATATAGTCCGAGGCGCGGGTGGAGGGCATTGCGGCTGGGTCTGCATGCCCATCCTTGAGTAGGCCGCGCTGGTGCGCCATACAGAGAATCTCCTGGAAATACTTGAGGGACTTTGTGAACTGCGCAGTACTGAGATGAAAGATATCTGCAATCTCCTTCGGCTTCCGCGGCTGCCCCACCTGTTTTAGCGCAGAATAGGTCGATGAGGCTACCACACACGTCCTTGACATTCCGCGACGGTCACAGTGCTCAACTAGCTTTACGTACATGTCTTTCGCAATATCCATCGTCCGCACATCAAATCCATAGTTTGTTGCGGCCAGCGCAACCTGCTCGAAGACCTGGAGCAGAGACCGCTCCTTGTAGGGCAGCAGATTCCAGGTGTGATACCGCCGCACACGTGCCATCGCAATCCTGGTCGACGAGTTCCCCCCGTGCGCATGGGAGAGAATCATCGTCCCGAGGCCAGATGTAGGGAATCGAGTGTCCATGGGGGCCCCCACACGGCAGGGGTCGCCACCACCCCGCTCCTCGAGCCCAAAGAACCGGTATTCTGCACCGCAATCAATAGGCCGCTCCATGATTTCCCCACAGCCAGTACAGACGCTATGGTCCTCAAAGAGCCAATCCTCCCGCGGCTGTAAGCAGTTGACACACTCCACGAAATCCTTTGTCGGCCTTACCTCGTCCTGAAAGCCGTCGTATTTGCTCTGTTCAGCCGCGAGACGATGTAGTCCTGGAAAGAGAGTATGAGACATCGGGGGTAAGCCTGTATCGTGCGATACCCAAATCAAATTTTAATAGCGGGGGCTTTAGACCCTAGTTCCTAGCACCAAGAATATTCAGCAGCTTCCTGGCCGGCGGGTGCGCATTAGACAGCATCTTTAGCCATGCAAGAATCATTGCATTAAACTGTTTGGTAGGAGCATCCACTCGCTCAAAAAAGTGGGTATGAACGGAGCTGAGCGGAACTCCGTTAATACAGATGCCCGATGCTTCGGGCGCCTTATTCCTGTTTATGCCCCATTCCTTCAGAAGTTCTGTAGCGGATTTCACGCCCTGCCATACGCGCCACCAGCCATAGTTATGGGTCTGCGGAAACTCATAGAGTGCGTCGGGTCCACCCTTTTCTAGAGCGTACTGGGCGACATCCTCTAAGGCAGATTGCTCATAGTAACGGGCATTCGCGCAGGCATTCCACCAGACATCAACGTACTCCATCTCAGAAAAGCATGCGTAGCCTCCATTATATTTACCAAATCGCTTTTCGTCCCGCTCAACGATGCCATGCGGGCTGAGACACACCTTCGCATCCACAGGAATCGCGGGCAAGGGCCCCATAAAACAAATGTCGGCATCGCACAGTAGCACAGGCCCCGCAGAATCACCCATCGCCCAGCGGAGCAGATTGATTTTCTCCGTCATAAAATCCATCCACAGTGTCTTGAAGTGCTTACCCGACATCGACTCCATAGCGCGCCTATCATATGCTGAGTACATGCTGAGCGCATCCTTCACATGGAGGGTTCCCCGATATTTGATACCAGCAATCTCTTTTGCGATAATGGAGTCGCAATAGAGATAAACTGTGGGTGGATTCACATTGAAAAGTTCTAGAGTAGTCATAAGCACCTGTAAATCCTCTAGTGCAGGACCCGTGGCGAGTGTTGCAATAGCGGGGTGTGGAGGAGCCATTTCTGTAAGGGCTAGGCTGAAGGCCTTAGGCATTGCGCCTAGGCATTGCGCCTAGGCAAAAATGCGGTAAGCATAGAGGGAGGAGACGCCGCCCAGCAGCTGTGCGACGCTGTAGCCCACCAGCTCCTTCACCGACAGACTGCCCTTCATGAACATCGCAAAAGAGATGGCGGGGTTCACGTGCGCACCGGACAGTTTGCCAATCAGCAGAACAATCACGGCGAGCGTCGCACCAATTACGTACGCATTACCGCCAGAAGCAAATACGGATAATACAAGGAGGAAGGTGCCAAGGAACTCGGCGACAAGACTAACAAAGTCCATTATTCTTATACTAGAGAACATTTTCTTAGGAGGGGTCATACACGCTCGGGTCTAAGGATAATACCCCAGTATAAATAGGGCATAATGGCATCGAAACGCATACAGAATGAGCTGAAAGAACTTCAGAAAGACCCCCCCTCTACCTGTAGTGCTGGACCGGAGGGGGATAATCTGTATAAATGGGAGGGATTCATCTTTGGGCCAACTGATTCTCCCTATGAAGGCGGTGTCTTCAAACTATCAATTGAATTCCCGGAGGACTATCCCTTTCGGCCCCCACACGTGCTGTTTCTAACCAAGGTATATCACCCGAACATTAATTCTTCTGGCTCAATCTGTCTCGATATCCTAAAGGATAAATGGTCGCCGGCGCTCTCCATAGCAAAGGTTCTTCTGAGCATTGAAAGTCTTCTTACTGACCCGAATCCGGACGACCCCTTTGTGCCAGAAATCGCGAACCTGTATAAAACAGACCGCGCCGCGTACAAGGAGCAGGCTACTCTCTGGACAGAAGCCTATGCGAAACCATAAAATCATTCGTATAGGTAGAAGGATGGTATTAAAAAAGCCATTAGGAAAGGTATGGCTCTTCATTCTTGGATGGCTTCTTATAACGCTTCTCGTGGTCTTTTTGCTACAGTCGAGAATGTATTATGGCTCCAATCCCATTGTCCGCTCAAGGCTCGATGTCAAGGAAGCATTTCAGAACAGCGGAAACAAGGTAGAGGATATGGAGGACATTAGTCTCCAGGGAATATCTCCTGCGGATGCATCTCTTAGTCAGCCCAGGCAGCCATACTCGCTGCTTCTAGGCTGGCTGCCACTGGCTACAGAACCCACATACACTACTGCGGAAAGATGTCGCGGCCTCGATTTCCAGCCTCGCCTGGAACGCACCGGGAACTTCCGACAACTCACAAATAACTATAAGCGCGGCGACCCTGACTCGTGTTCTGGACCGATTCAAGACCTGACTATGGCGTTCTACAAGACCACGCCGATTCCTTAACTGTCTTCCGGCGGCTCATCCATAATCAGGCATGCGCCCTCCTTCGCGACAATGACCTTCAGCCTCTGTTTTGGCTCAAGGGGTGCTATCTCCCCTGCGCGAAGCTTTTCAACCGTTTCCCAGAAGTGCTGCCTCATAGGCGCAGTTCCCTGAAACCATGCTCTGTCTCTCGCAACAGTCTTTGTAAAGACCTTGGCCAGCCGCCAAGGAATCGTCTCAACGAGGTCCAAGCCACCGACGTGAGCAAGACTCTTCTGCTCCTCCGTATAGGCATAACTCATCTCGCATGTCGTCGGATTCTGGAATAGCCAGACATATCCATCTGGGCTTGCGCCTGAGAGGTCAGTCTTCTTTGCTGTAATCGAATCCAGCTTCACTTCCACGTATTCGCACTCATCAATGCCCGTTACTTCCATTTGAATCTGCATCTGAGACCAGTACTCAAAGGGGATTACCCCCGTTATCTCCCGTGTAACAGGGCACTTAATCTCGAGAAGGCGCCCCACTCGCGCATCATCTGCGGCATCATGAATTAGCCCATCCGGGCTAGCGGCCAAGAGAGAATCAGTAGGATGAAGCAGGCGCCCCGCATCCAGGATCTTCGCACCCCAGCGCTCCTCGAGAATCATCTTTACCACCGGCTCGAACCGAATCCCCCAGTCGAATGGACCCATCTCATGCGTAAGACATGCGAGGCGATTTGTAGAGACCACCGGTGGCTGAATCTTCTGCTGTGCGAGTTGACGGACTGCGCGCTCAGTCCCGTATATCGTTGCAAACTCGGAAGCAGTGAGAACCGACTTTCCCTGCGCATACCATGCCTGCGTCCGCTGGGGAATCTGTGGAAGCGAGAGAATCGCATCGACCGCCTGCTGCCGCTCCTCCCTTGTCTGCGATGCCCAGCCAACTGCTGTCGCCTGCTTGAGAAATCGCTCAAAGATGGATGCGCCAATCCCTACAGCAGTATCCATGGAATACTCTTCCTCCGCAGTCAGCGTAGCGTCGCTATCCTTCAGAATGGCATCAATAGAGTCCTGAAGGCCATGCTTCCATTTTTCATAATGATGAGGATAGGATGGGGCGGGTTGGACAGCATCAGTCCATCTCATCATATCGGCAACGGGGGTAAACATTGAACTGACTGTACGTATCGACACACGCATGGGCTCGTCAAACTTAGTGTGGCCGTGTGTGTCCAGCCTAGTATAGGATAGTATCTCGCTCGTCTTAGGCGGTTGGCTGCTGCTCTGTAGTTGCAGGAGCGCGCTTCCGGAATGTAACCGCATTCCTCTTCTCCAGGAGTTGAAACAAAACATCGCCATTCGCCGCCTGATGCATGACTAGCGGCTTAATCTCCTTAATCATCTCCTCTTCGGGATCATACTCTACAGATGTCTTCGAGTTCAGCAGCTTCTTGTCCAGCGATTTCATGAGCAAGGAGAGCAGAGCCTGCTTCTCCGACTCCTTGAACCCACGCTTTGAGGCTAAATCCTCCACAAAGGCACGAATACGATTCATCCGCAGTCCACGCTCCAGGCGATGCCACGGCTTCTTAAAGGCTGAATCGGCCTCCGCGGCAATCATCTTTTGTAGAGAATCATTTGCCGAATAGTCGACAGAATTCGCACTCAGATCGTGACTACCACGCCGCACAGTTCTATTACGGTTTGATGCCATTCTATAGAGTATTATCGATTCGGCTTAAGGTATGCATTCAAGACACTATACACCGTATGATCGGGGTCTCCTATCAGTATAGTATTCAACAGCAGATTCACATCGAGCGAATCTGATACCCAGACAAACTGGCGCCATACCTCTTTCGAGGGCACCGTCCCTGGAAGCACCTCCCTCCACGTATAAAAGGAGGAAAAATCCGTGGCGTCAATATCTACCGGTAGAAACACCAGGGTGCCTGACTCAACCGGGTCAGAAGAAAGGACCAGACCATTGGCATCAGCAAATTCCCGCGCAGCAGATACTGGGCTATTCCCGACCGTATCTACAGTCATTAGATGAGTTCCGTTTCGCTCAAGGAGAACCCAGGCCTGCTGTATATCGCGGCCCCTAGGGCGCAGTGCAATAGGCACAATGTACATCACTTTAAAGATATGTTATCATTCTTCTTTAGACAAGCGGCCATGTTTCACCCTACGATGTATGCCGGCAAGGTCCGAATCCCTCCCCCCACCATGCAACTACGTGTCCGGCGAGAAACGGGCACATATGATACAATCAACGCACGGCAGTTTGAATCGTGGCAGGCATCTGTCCCTATTGTACAGGGAACCAGTGATGAAACCGATGTGATAGATATCAAGCCCACGTACTATGACATGGCGCCTCAGAGTAGCCGCACAGATAAGCGCGACTATAGACAGTCGCAGCCCTATGTCGCCGGCGGACCCTCTCTCGCAATGAACCCCTATTTTGACCGCTATGATCCCACCCGTGATCCTCGCAATATGATTCGAGAGCTACGTAATGCAGTCTATGAAGAAAAAGAGGCCGACAGAGGCCTCGAAGAGTCGAAACGTCTTACGGCAAGAGGATATACGAGCCGCTGGGTGCCCGAGGGGTCCTCCCTAGATGAGATGAAGGCGAGTCTTCAGGCCTATGAGGTAATGCGACCCAAGCTCGACAATATTGCCGATGACTACCGAGGGGTGCTCACTGCGCCCGCAGAGGGTTCTCGTCGCTAGTCGAAACGGACCTCGACCGTGTACTCATGCTTCTGCATATTTGTGGAAATGCCTGCGACCGTTGAAGGGAGGCGCTTACGCGTCTCGCCGCGCGTGGAGGCCGTCGACGTGGTCGATGCGCTAATGGCCTTTCGGGCCGTATTCAGTTCCTTCGCCGACGCATTCATCGCCTTCTCAATACGAGGAATATTAAGCTTGATATAGTTTAATACTCCCTTCTCAATCGCCCAGCGAAAGAAATTCAGCTTCCCTACTGTCGTCTGAAACATGGGATACCCCTCAATCTGAAACATGATTCGCTCACGACGGCAGAAAGGGTCGAACAGCTTCTTACTGTAGGCCTTCAGCTGCGCCTTGTAGTTCGTGTAAATCAGAAACTCCTGGCCGTTCAGGATATAGGAGACATTGTGCTGCTTCGAATAGTTTGTCACAAACCAGTCAATGAGCCGCAAAGAAATCTCAGAAGTCCCCTCCAGCAGCTTCATAACCTCCTCCTTGTCCTCGCACGCAGCATAGAACTTCTGTAAGCTGTTAACGATTAGCTCCTGCTTACAGTGAATCTTGCGCTTACGAGTTTGGGGATCAGGATCTACGCGCACAGCGGTGCCAGCAATGAGGGTGTCCATCTGAGAGTCTGTTCGTGTTCGAGTAAAGTTCTTAAGCCTTTTTTATACAGGGAGACTAGAGAGAGGATGAGCTCGCCTCCACCCGGATATAGTGAGGAATCCATGTTACAAGGCGGAACCGCGCCGATTCTTTCCGTTATGGGTGGAGGAAGAGTTATGGCGGCAATGAAGAAGCTTCGTAAGAAGCGATCGAGAAAACAGAACCGCAAGCGCGCAACGCGAGGAACAAAGAAGGCTAGACGAAAGCCAGTAGAACAGGAGGGTGGTAATAATCACTATAGCCTTGTAGCTAAAGAACAATATAAAGAAAATAAGGCGCACACCTTACACATAGCCAGGATTAATATGGAGCCAGTTCCTATCAAGCAGTACAAGGATGGGACTCAATCATTTACATCATTAATCACATATTTAGAAGAGAAGAATAAGCAATGGGTGAGAAAGATAGCCCTGCTGATGCCAAATTTTCATGGAAAAATATCAAACATTCCTACGATAGATAATATTGGCGTATCCAGTGGGCTTGGACAAGCCACCCTAAAAATAGTTCGATATACGCCTGATAGGCTGTGCCGTGTATTACATAGAGATACCAGCGCAATAGTTGTGCTCCCCGCCGTGCAGGGTGAACTACAAATGTTTGAACGTATAGCATCAGCCGTGCGCAATGACCTCATTGTGCGTCGCAGTGATAGATACAGGGTGTATATTTTTTCACCCCCTTTTTTTGGACTGATTCCAGAGACGAATTTTGCGCTATACAGTCTGTTTCTTATGTATAAAACTACATTAATTCTTCCTACATGGGAAATGTATTTACTGCCAGAATATTCTACTGAAAATATTCAAGCCACTACCGCCGTATCTAAAGCAATACTGAATAATAAGGAGGCAAAGGGTGTCTTAGATGCCTTGACATTACCTTTAACGGATGAAACAAAATATGCCTATGCTTCAACGCGAATGAAGACATCTCTTTTTCCAATGCTAGAGCCAACATATATTATATATCCTTATACGATTAGCATTGAACAGAGTACTGCGGGGCCAACTGATTCTGCGCTTACTGAATATACAGCAAGGGTTCAAGCTAGTGATAACAGGATTAAAGAGTTACAAACTAAATTCAATGAAGCAGCAAGTAAGGCTGATGCTGCGGAAAAGCTGCTGGCGAAACAGAAGACCGATGCGTGGGATGCTCTACAACAAGCAAATACCTCAAGAAGCAACTATGCTGAACTAGATGCTAAATATACCGCACTAAACAGCGAACTTGCTGGCGCAACCCTTCAGCGTGACGCCGCAAAAAGTAATACAGGTTCCCCTGATTATGCTGCGAAAGTCGCCGCAGTAACAGTACTAGAGGGAAAGATTGGCGTCGCAAAGGCTGCGCTAGAACAGGCATTAGCAAAAAGTGAGGCCGATGTTGCCGCATATAATGCAGTAAATCAGACTGCTAGCGAACAAGCGAATAGCATCCCCGCATTAAAGGGTGTCGCAACAAAGGCTCAACATGCAGTTGAGAAGGCAACAAGCGAGAAAGAGAAACTTGGGCCTAAACCAAGCGAATCGCCTCAAGCGATTAAACAAGGAAGGGGGGGGATGCTCTTTTCTGCTGCGACACCTACAGAACCAACTCTTCCAGCGGCATATTCAGGATTTAAGAGTCCAATCCAATATGTTCAAACCAATGATGCTAATACCGCCAGACGTTCTATCGCGTATCGTTCGGATACAAGTAAGAGAGAACCAACCCTTGATACCATGGACTATAAAGAGTACAGATTGCTTACAGCACCACCCATGACCTCAAAAGATATGTACATTATTAATTTAAAGCAGGGAGAACTAACTGGCGCGATACAGATGGATGAAACGATGAATGTATTTACGGGAAGTCCTAATGCAGTACAAACACATGTTCCAACGGTGAATATTTCTGTAGGCGCCATAGACTATTCAATACGAAGCCCAGTACCAGATGTAGTCAATGATTGGAATAATGGTATATTCTCGAGTGATGAGGCCGCATATTTAAATGCAATGCAGTTTACACCCCGTATTTTACAAGATGAGAAGGTCTTTGGAACGGCATGGAAGGTAGAACTCTCGAATCACTTATCGATGATTTCTCGCTCAAGCTGCTTTAAAGATAGTCGGTTACTCTTGCATGCAGATTGCCAGGATGCACAGAGATTCGTATCAAAGGTATTAGAGTACTATATGAATAACTCCGAGTATATTATTCGGCGCAAACAACAGGAGGGAGACGATTTGGCGCTCACTCTGCAGAAGCAGTTGGAGGCGCAGATTGCAGACCGTGGAACACAGAATGCTGTAGGCGATAGTATCTTCAGTCCTGATGCCTTTGTTAAGGGATTTTTCCCGCCAAAGGGCACTATGAAGGGTACTATTCCAAACGAGTTTATAACATCTGTAAGTCCGATCATGCTCGATAAAACCCTACAAAAGCTTGATGTAGGGTATGGAGATGATGAAAAACCAAATGCGGCTGAAAAGGCAAAAATAGAACAGTTAGTTAATGATACATTTACTATTACTCCTTCAGGAGACTCGAAATACGTGTGGGAATTTACCAGGCCGCATGGTCTAAGCGAAATAATATCACAGGCTCGACTCTTTATTCCATCATTTAAATGTACAAATCCTTATAGTGAACAGCGTATTCCCATTAGAGAGATACGAGTTGTATACAGAGGTGAACTATCTGAGATAGATAAGAAACGAGTAGAGAAGGCTCTAGGAAGCACATTTGCGGAAAAAGGAGAGATTATTAACACACACGTATTTACATTTACGGAGGAGATTGCTCTATCGCCGCAAGAGATAATGAACAGACTTACTAACATAAACAACACAAATAAGCGTATATTTGCCCTTACGCCAGATAATAGCCCTGATGCGAAGCTTACAGACTTAATGCCGAATTTGGATATTAAAACAAATAGAATAACAAAAACATTTTTAGCATCAATGGGAGTTTCCTCTCCGGGAAAGAAGATTCAATATGTTAATTTGTCTATGGCATTTGATACTGGAATAAGCCATGCTGAGTCATATAAACAAATTGACTTGGAATACAAACGTATGGCCACATTGATTAATGCGCGCCAGGGTGAGGCAGAATATGATCCCAACTTTATCTTTAAAGACCGATATGTCTTTCAGGCATAGGTGCGTCTAGATTTTGTGTACTGGCTACAGTTTATTTATCGCCTAGTAATAGAATGTCTGTTACCAGGCGCAGAAAGAATATGGGAAATCCCCGGGTCACGCGGAAGCTACGCGGGGGTGCTAAGAACCCTGCTGCTAAAAACCCTGCTGCTAAGAACCCTGCTGCTAAGAACCCTGCTGCGAAGAACCCTGCTGCGAAGAACCCTGCTGCTAAGAACCCTGCTGCTAAG